TTTAGTTCTTCTCGTTCAGTTATTAGTGGAGACACATTACAGGTAACAGTAACAGTAACAGCAGCCTCAGCATAAGGAGTAACTAATGGGTATTGAAACTTTTGAATTTATTGATGACCTTGTCGCTGCTAATCCTACGTCAACTGATAATGTCAGTGAGGGTGATGACCATCTTAGAGGACTAAAGACTACCCTTAAGAATACATTTCCAAATGTTACTGGTGCTATTACTCCAACAGAGACTGAGCTTAACTATGTAGATGGTGTAACCTCTGCTATACAGACACAACTAGATGCTAAGGCTACTGCTGCTCAAGGAACAACTGCTGATGCAGCATTACCCAAAGCAGGTGGTGCTTTAACTGGGGCAGTAACTACAACTTCAACATTTGATGGAGTAGATATTGCTACTAGGGATGCTATCCTAACAAGTACAACTACAACAGCAGGTGCAGCTCTACCTAAAGCTGGTGGCACTATGACAGGTGCTATTACTACATTAGCTATAACAGAAACAGAAGCTACATCTTCAGCATCAACTTACACAATTGATTTAGCTAACGGTACTTTGTTTGAAGTAACTCACGCTACTCTATGTACGGTTACGATGCCTACCGCAGCAGCAGGAAAGAGTTTCACAGTTATATCAACTGTACCAGCAGCTTGGTCAGGTACTATTATTTGGTCAGGTGGAGCAGCCCCAACAACGGGGAGTGCTAAGACAATCTATTCATTCATATCTAACGGTAGTAGTTGGTACGGTATGCAAGCTGGAACTGGTTTCGCCTAATGGCATTTGCTTCAGATAAAACTAGACAAGGTGCTGCTGGTGTCAGTAGTGGCTACGAGATAGCAAACTCTCTACGCTTTAATGATGATGATTCTGCTTATTTAAGTCGAACTCCATCGAGTGCTAGTAATAGGCAGAAGTGGACTTGGAGTGGTTGGGTTAAATTCACGGAAGAACAGGCAGGAACTCAACCAATTTTTGCAGCAGGTACTGCGAGTACTTATACAAGAATAACTTTAATATCTAGCGGAAATCATCTTAGTGTAATGGAATATAATGGTGAATGGGCATTTTCTGTTAAATCTAGTAATTTAATAAGGGATTTTTCAAATTGGTATCATATAGTAGTAGCATTAGATACAACACAAGCCACTGCCTCTAATCGTGTAAAAATGTATATTAATGGTGAAGCAGTAACTTCTTTTTTTGATGCGACTTACCCATCCCAAAACTTTAACACGGAAATGAATAACACTGTTGCTCATTATGTTTCAAAAGACCCAGATGATTATTTAGACTGTTACCAAGCAGAAGTAAACTTCATAGACGGTACAGCAGAATTACCTTCAGCCTTCGGAGAATCAGGTGACTACGGTGAATGGAAGCCTATTGAATATACTGGTACTTATGGTACTAATGGTTTCTATCTTCCAATGAATCAAGACTATTCAGTAGAAGGTTTTAGTACGGTTACTTATACTGGTAATGGTGGTACACAGTACATAGGTGGTACTGGATTTCAGCCAGATTTTACTTGGATTAAACAAAGAAGTTCAATTCAATGGCATCAACTTACAGACTCAATTAGAGGTGTAGGTAAACAAATATTTAGTAACGCTACTAGTGCAGAAGATAATGCTACTAATAAACTTACAGCCTTCAATACTGATGGTTTCTCTCTCGATTCACACGAAGGAGTAAACGGTTCAGGTGCTACTTATGTAGCGTGGAACTGGGATATGGGTGGTTCAACTGTCAGTAACACAGATGGAACTATTACCTCTAGTGTAAGAGCAAATACTACTTATGGACAGAGTATAGTTTCTTATACTGGTACAGGTTCTAGCGGTACGGTTGGACACGGATTAGATTCTGCACCTGAAATGATTATTTGTAAAAAGAGAAGTGGCGACCAACAATGGGGAGTGCAACATACTTCAACAGGAATCCAAGTTGCAAATCTAGAAGCAACAGGTGCTTTTTATACTTCAAATACAGTTTGGAATACTTCTCCTACTGCTTCAGTATTTGGGTTAGGCACTAATGCTTTATTAAATGCTTCAAGTGGAACATATATAGCCTACTGTTTCCATAGTGTAACTGGGTATAGTAAGTTTGGAAGTTATACTGGTAATGGTTCTACTACAGGAACGGTAGTAACGACAGGATTCAAACCCGCCTTCTTACTTATAAAAGCATCTAGTGCTGCTGAACATTGGTTTATTTTTGATACAACTAGAGATACAGGTAGTAACCCTGTTGACAAATTTCTTGTACCGAATTCTTCTGGTGTAGAAGGTACTGGTTATAATATTGATTTCACTTCAACTGGATTTCAATTAAAGAGTACATTAACTGAAATTAATGGTAACGGTACTACCTACATCTATATGGCTTTCGCTGATAAACGTGAGGCTGCTTTCTGGTTAGATGCTAGTGGTAACAATAATGATTGGACTCCTAATAATCTTACTGAGTCAGATGTAAGCAAGGATTCACCTACGAATAACTTTGCTACTTGGAATCCCGGTTTAATTTATTATCCCGGCTATGCCTCAATCTTTTCAGAAGGTAATTTAAAAGGAGGTCACGATGATAATGGGTGTGTGTTTGGCTCTATAGTTATGACTACTGGCAAATGGTATGCTGAAATGTATTTTGAAGATAACGCTGTTGACCAAAATATGGCGGCAGTATTCGCAGTAGATACAGCAACAAGTAGTTCAAACTCAACTATTGAAAGAGGCATTTCTTATAAAGATACTGGTGATAAGGTGGTAGATGGTACAACTACTGCTTATGGTGCAACTTATTCGATTGGTGATATTATAGGTATTGCTGTTGATGTAGACGCAGGTAATGTTACTTTTTATAAAAACAATACTTCTCAAGGTTCTACAAGTTTAGGTGCAGGTGATGACCACGTTTTTGCTTGTGGAGGATGGAACGGAACTTGGTATTGGGTAGCCAATTTTGGTCAAGATTCATCATTCGCTGGTAACAAGACAGCACAAGGCAATCAAGATTCTAATAGTATAGGTGATTTCTACTACACCCCGCCTACAGGCTACTTAGCATTATGTACATCTAACTTACCTGACCCTGCTGTTATACCTAGTGAGCATTTTAATACTGTGCTTTATACTGGTAATAATTCGACTAATGCTATTACTGGTGTGGGTTTCCAACCTGACCTTAACTGGATAAAATGTAGAAGTACAGGTTACAACAACGTTCTTAATGATGTATTAAGAGGCACAGGTGATTTGTTTTCTGATACTACTGCCGTTGAAGCAGACTATGAGAGTGTATCTTTACAATCTGATGGTTTTACTCTTGGAGGAACTAGCAGAGTTAATGCAAATACCGACACTTTCGTTGCTTGGAACTGGAAAGCAAACGGTAGTGGTTCATCTAATACTAATGGTTCTATAAATACAACAGCAACCTCTGCTAATGTAGATGCTGGATTTAGTATATCTACTTATACAGGAACAGGTGTTAGTGCTACTATTGGACACGGATTAAGCAAAGCACCAGAAATGATTATCGCCAAGAAAAGAAATAGCACTGGTGACTGGATGGTATATGCAAATAATGACCCTACAGATTATCTTAGAATGAACACCACTAACGCATCAACAGATTCAAATAATGCTTGGGATGATACTTCACCTACTGCTACTGTATGGAGTGTTGGTGTTGATGGTGCTGTTAATGGTAGTGGAAATACTTATGTAGCATACTGCTTCCACTCTGTAGACGGCTACTCTAAGGTGGGTTCATATACTGGTAATGGTTCGTCAGATGGTACGTTTGTTTATACTGGTGGACGTGTCGCTTGGCTTATGGTTAAGAGGTCTGATGGTGTTGAGAACTGGGTAATGATAGATAATAAAAGACATCCTATTAATGATGTTAATACCCCAAGACTATATCCTAACTTAAGTAATTCAGAATATGAAGATGCCTCTATATATGTAGATTATTTATCTAATGGTTTTAAAATCCGTTCGACACAAAATATGATGAATACTAGTGGAGGTAATTATATATATCTATGCTTTTTCGAGCACCCATTCAAACATTCTAACGCAAGATAACAGGAGCAAACAATGTGGTATTACAACGCAACAATAATTAAGACACCTAAGAGCCTAACGGTAGATGGTGTGACATACCCCTCGGCTATCTTTAGAGATGCTGAACAACTCTCCAGTTTAGGTGTTAAACCATATAGTGAGGTTAGGGTAGACCAAAGATATTACTGGACAGGTCAACTTACAGTAGATGACTCTGGTGATGCGGCTATAGGTACTTATACAACTACTGATAGAGATGTAGATACTTTGAAAGAAGGTATGTTAGGTACTATTAACTCTCAAGTATCTAGTATCCAAGGTGGAATAGATTGGTACTGGGCAAGAGCATCTAAGGGTGGTAAGGCTGTACCAGCAGATATTCAAACTTATGCTGATACTATTTATACAGAACAAGCAACCAAGGAAGCAGAGGTAGATGCTTTAGTTACTTTAGATGATGTAATACTGTATGAAGCTACACCATTCACAGAGGTAAGAAAGGTTAAACACACTGCCGAAGATGGTACAGAAACTTATGGCCCAACTACAGAGAGTTCGGATAGAGAAATTAATATGTTAATGCACTGGACAACTAATCCAAATGATGAAGTAGACCCAGCATTTGTATCATTAACTAAGGATTAAAGATGGAAATAACCCAAGTGTTTATGTTTGGACTAGGACTTATAGTGATGATGCTGGGATATTACCTTTCTCAAGTAAGCTCAGATATTAAGGAATTAGAACATAATATGACATCGTGCCAAGCAGAACTGCCTAAAGATTATGTACTGAAAGCAGACTACAAAGATGAAATAGCAGAGATAAAGACTATTATGTCTGACATCTATGGCATAGTAAGAGAGCTAAGTAAGAAATGATAACCTTGCTTACAAATGTAGCACCAATAGTTATGGGCTTCTTGATGAAGTTAGTAGCTATAAGAAGTAAGGCAGCAACAGATGTACAGAAGTTACAGATAGAGGCATTAAGTGCCAGAGCTGGACAGATAGATAGTGCTAGAGCTGCTGCGGATAAGGAATCACCTTGGGCTGCTATGAACAGACGAGTGATTATCTTTGTATTACTAGGCATTATAGTATTTACACAGGTAGCACCAGTATTCTTAGATGTACCAACAGTTATACCTACATTAATTAAAGGCACAAGTTTCTTAGGGTTCGACATTACACCAGATAAGATTGAATATATTACAGTTAAAGGAATGTTAAAACTTGATGAGGTATTCAAGTGGACTACCTTGATAGTAGAGTTTTACTTCGGAGCACAATTAGCAAAAGGATAGAGGGAATATGACTTATAGAGAAATTATAAATTCAGTATTGCGTAGATTAAGGGAAGATACTATTACTTCAGATTGGTCTGGTGCATTATATGATTCTGTAACTGTAACTGATTATCAGAAATTGATAGGTGAACTAGTAAATGACTCTAAGAAGAACGTAGAGGCTTATCACGACTGGAATGCTCTGAGAGAAACTTTCAACGTCAAACTTAAAGATGGTAATATGCAGTATACTCTAGGTGATGCTACCAGAGGTGCAGGTGTTACATTTAAAGTATTAGATGTTATAAATCAGAACAGTGGACAAGTATTAGACCAAGTACCTAATGATTGGCTCAATGAACAAGTATATCCATTAACTAGTGTAGGCACAGGTGCTCCTACTAAGTATGCCTTTAATGGTATCTCTCAAGCTAGTACAACTAGAGAGCCTGACTTCAATATAGATTTTTATCCTGTACCTGATTCTTCCGTAGCTAATAATGTAGTATCAGTAAATATAGTAGGTGCTCAGAAAGAATTAACTACAGCATCACAAGTTCTGAGGACTCCTTCACAGCCAGTTATCTTAGGAGCGTGGGCTAGAGCTATCGCAGAGAGGGGTGAGGATGGAGGTACAGTATCTAGTTTGGTTGCATCAGAAGCTAAGGATTCACTCAATATATCTGTACAATTAGATGCTGGTAATATGGAATATGAAAGAGACTGGACGGTAGTATAAAGTATGCCTACTAAGCCTATACAAGCTGTATCATTAGATACCATAGGTATTAATGGTGTAGATACACAGACTAACCCTACTGCCCTAGGACCTACTTGGTTCACTAAAGCAGACAATATAGTATATACTGAAGGTGGTAAGGTAGCTTTCAGGAAAGGTCTCAAACAAGGTACGTTAGATGCAGGAGCTAAGATAGGTGCTATACACGAACATTTCGATGGTACTAGTCACATAATATTTTCTACTTCAGGTTCTTATATATATAAATTAGATTTATCGGATAAAGACGCTGCTTTCACTAGTGGTTATAATACTTCATCTTCAGGTAGTGTATCTGATTGGCACTTCCAGAACTTCAATAATGAATGTCTGTCTATGCAATCAGGTGAAGAAATACTTCATTATGAATCCAGTGCTTGGGGTAAACTAAAAGATGATTCAGGATATACAGCACCTAGTGGAGTAACTACATTCGACCCTTCTTGTGGTCTAGGTTTCTACGGTAGATTTTGGTGTGGTGGTATAACTGAAGAGAACGATGTACTATATTACTCTAAGTTATTGGATGTACATAAGTGGGGCTCTGGTGACGGTGGTTATATAGACCTTAAGTCTGTATGGGGTCACGACTCTATAGTAGCTATACATTCCTTCGCAGGTAAGTTAGTCATCTTTGGTCAGGAAAATATAGTGATATATAATAATCCTGATGTGATAGGTGATATAATCCTAGATGAAGTAATTAGAGGTATAGGTTGTATATCTAGAGATTCAGTACAGTCAATAGGGGATGACTTATTCTTCTTATCTGATACAGGTGTAAGGTCTCTATTTAGGACTACTCAACAAGATAAGTTACCACTGACAGAGAAGTCTATTACTATCACAGATGAGTTAGTTAGTCATATAAATAACTCTACTAATGTTAAGAGTGCTTACCTACAGAACGAAGGTATCTATATACTATCTTTCGTAGACAGAAATGTAAATTATGTATTCGATATTAAGTTTAAGACTGAGAGGGAGACTCCTCGTATAACTAAATGGGATTTTAGGGATGATAGGAATCCTGCTAGTCTAGCCTATACACAGACATACGGTCTATTAGTAGGACAACAATCAGGTAGAGTAGCTACTTATGAAGGTTATTATGATGTAGATTATAGTGGTTCTAGTGTATATACTTACACTTCCTATAGTAGTAACTTCTCTACTGTATGGATTGATCTGGGACAAGGTACTACTTCCTCTATACTGAAGAGATTGATTATGGTGGTATCAGGAGGACAAGGAACAGATGTGGGTCTGAGGATGTATGGTGATTTCAATATAACTCCTAAATTATCCCATACCTTTAAACTTAATCCTCCCTTAAGTGGAGAGCCTTCTTACTGGGGAACAGATAAATATCCTTCTAGTGCAGGGACACCAGCTTGGAGTGACTATAAATATCAACCTATACACGGTTTAAGAGAGACATCTATACCATTAAGCAGTTCAGCTAAGTACGTTAGATTTGAATGGGATGCAGTAACTAAAGGATATAAGGCTTCACTACAATCAATATCATTATTATTTAAACAAGGTAAAACATTATGAGTAATTATACAATAGCAGTTGGATGGTCAGGTAAGGATGCACTCTCGGATACAGACCCCGGTAAGGTAATATCTGGAGATGACTTCGATACTGAATTTACAGCAGTAAGGACAGCAGTTAATTCTAAAGCAGATGCTAATGGTTCTGCTTCCGAGAACTTTGTATGTAATCTATTGACTGCTACTACAGGTACAGTAGGAGGAGAGACTATAGTAACTCTAGATACTCCACAGACATTCACTAAAGCACATCCTACTGCTTCAGAGACAGTGACATTAGCTTCTACTCAGACAGCTAACTTACTCAATGCTAAATTATTTATAGTTAGTGTACAAGGTAATCATACTCTCAATGTATCTAATATGACATCAGGGGTAGAGGCTACTTTCTTAGTGAAGAATACAGGTGCTTATGATATTACATTCAGCACTGATTTTAGTTTTATAGGGGGATATAACCCTACTATTACTTCGGGTAGTGGTAAGGTAGATTTAATTAGGTGTGTGTCGGATGGTACTAAGATGTACTGTAACATAGCACAGAACTTAACTTAAAAAACAAGGATAAGATATGAATTGGATGGGTGTAGGTAACAATAGTATATTCGGAGTAGGTGGAGGATACCCTTATCAAGGTGGCGGTTATAGTGGTGGTTATGGAGGCTCTCCTGCTCTTAGAGAATACCCTAAAGTTGATGCAGGAATGAGAGAACCTTGGTGGATGAATGCTGGTGCTCAAGCTCAACCTGCTCCTAATTTTAATACTTGGGGAGCACCTACTGCATATAATCCTTATACTGGTTACAATAATACTGGATTTAATCCTAATATATTTGGCTCAGGTACACCACCTCCTAACTACTTCAATAATACTACACCTTGGTGGCAACAGCAACAGCAGCAACCTACTGCTCCAGTGACTCAAGATGGTCTAATAGATGATGGTTGGGCTAACCCGGCTACTGAAGGGGAACAATATTCTTCTTCTTATTATAGTAATAAAGCAGGAGGAGACCCTGAGGCTGCAGCTAGGATGGCTATGGAGGCTGGGGATAAACACGCTGCTTACAGATTAAGTCATTTGGCTCAAAGACAACAAGCAGGTATAGGTGATTTCGATTTAGAAGGATTTAGACCTAGTTTCTATCAAGGAAGTACTTTTGAAGGCACAGATGGGAAGGAATATAACATACCTTCAGATATGGAGACACTAGACTCATTTAAAAACATATTTGATTTGGTGGGTAGAATGGGCAGTGCTTATTTAGGAGGTCCGTTTGGTATGCTATCTGAAAAATTAGGATTTAGTGATTTTCTTAATCACGACCCTAGTAAAGTTATTATAGAGGATAGGAATAAAGCTAGGACTATACCACCTGTTAATATAGATGAACAGTTAGGAGCTTATGATAATCTATTATTTTCAGAGAACATACAGCCACAAGCACCTGCTCCAGCTATAGTTAATGGAGTGCCTACTAAGAAGGAGATACAACGATTGATTAATAATAATATTAATGCAAGAAGCGATTATGCTTTAATAAATAAGGCAAAAGCTCAGTCTCAGACACCTGCTCCAGTAGTTAGTGCACCTGCTCAAATAGATGATGGTTATGCTCATACTCCTCAAGAAAGGTATACAGCACCAGCACCGATTAAACAGTATGATTATAGTGGTAGTAGAAGGTGGTAGATAATATGAATATGATAACGGAGATAATATAATGGATTGGACAAGTTTAATAGGAGCAGGGCTACAGTACTTAGGTTCTAGTAACGCTGCTAGTGCACAGACAGACGCAGCCTCTCAATACAATCAAGCGATGATTGAGGCATCTAAACCTATATCAGTTTATGACCCAATGTCTTCCGCTTCATACGATGATGAGACTAAGCAGTATTCTTTAGGTCTATCGCCTCAACAACGAGGTTTATTTAATGCTTATCTAGGTGATATATATAGGCAGAGAGCTTTAGTCGAGCCTTATATGAGAGACCCTGAGGCTGCAGCTAGGAAGAGGTACGCTGAGACTACAGCAGCTATTACTCCTGGAAGGGAAGCTATGACTGAGACTCTCTTGAGCAGACTAAATAAGGGTGGTCTATTAGGTTCTACTGTAGGTGCAGGTATGGCTTCTCAAGTAGATACTCAGAGAGCAGTAGAGGACGCACAGAGAATGGGATTAGCTAGGTCAGGGGTTCAATCCGATATAACTAATTATCTCAATAGAGCTAATAATGCTAGGACAGGTATGTTAGGTATAGGTGCATTACCACAGTCTCTAGCTAGTATAGGTACTGGTCTAGGTAGTACTTATGCTAATGCAGTAGCTACAGGAGGTCAACATCTTATGAATGCTCAATCTCAACAAGGATTAGCTAGTGGTATGTTCCCTTATACTTTAGGTACACAGTTGATGGG